ACTCGGATGACAACAACGACGAGAATGGTGAGGAAGGCGAAGAGGAAGCCGAATTCAACTTCGATGACCTCGGGGATCTCTTCGGTGCCGATGAAGGCGATGAGTAACCTATAATTACAATAACCTGTAAAAGGAGCTTCAAAACGAGGCTCCTTTTTGTTTATATGCAATTTTCCAAAAAATTACACTATCCTCAAAGATAAATACAGAAAAGACAAAAACAAATAGCTAGAAAAATGTCACAGAAAATAAATTTTTCAGACTACACTGCTTCTGGTGTCTACTTCATTGAGATAGACAATTCTATCGTCACTGGGTCATCAATTCAGGCAGCGCTTCGTCTAGCTGTCGGTTTCAACATGAGAGGTCCTTTCAACCGCCCAGTCTATCTCGCCGATACCGAGACCTGCACAAGGCTCTTCGGCGGAATTGACAGGAAACTTGAGAGAAGAGGATGCTTCACCAACAGGAACGTAAGGACTATGATTCCAAAGGCTCCTGTGTACGTCCTCAACCTCCTCAACGTTGACACTAGCAATAAGGAAAGTAACAAGGATACCGTTGGGTTCACTCTTCTGTCGCTCAAGCCGACTATGGATTCATCGACCTTCAAGACTCCTTACGCTTACATGTACGACAGGACGAAGTTTTGGATTGCAGACGACGGAGCTTTCGTAGACAACACATTCCAAGCAGCATCTGAGAAGATGGACGCATCCGTCGCCTCTATCGAGGAGTCGGCTATGTTCGGAATTTCAAACTGCGGCACAAAGGACATTTCCGTGATCATCAGGAAGTCAGAGAACGTTCAGGGCTACAACCTGAGTTTCCTCGATTTCTACGGCAATCAGGACGACATTCCTTATCCATGGATCAACCCGAACGACTTCGTTTCGGACTACTTCGTGGATGTGTACATCATCGCAGGTGACTGGGGTGAGGACAAGTACGCGGCTTTCGCAGGTGATGTCGTATGGTCGAATTACTTCACCGAGAAAGGTCTGAAGAAGGACACCTTCAAGAAGTTCCTCAGACTCGACGCTGTGAACGTGATTGCCCAGTACACTGGATGTATCCTACCTAACTTCCTTGACAAGCAGGGCAACCTGAAGTCAATCAACTACCTTGTCAACAAGTACAGCAACGAGACTGGTCTGCTCTTCGGTATCAACGAGAAGGCTATGGACGCTGTCACACTCGACGGTTCCACATTCTTCATCGACAGCGACGGCAGCGGCGACTACGACAGCACAACCGACAAGATTGCTGCTTTCGCTCCTGACTTCGTCGGACACCTGCTCACCACTGCAATCGCCAGCGATGCCACCAAGAGCAAGTTCACCTACATGTCATGCAACATCGACGCAAGCGGAAACGTGTTTGAGGCAAGCACATTTGTCGATGCTTCTGTAACCATCGACGCAAGCACTAAGTTCGCACTTGACGCTTCGACTGGTGAGAAGATCAACATCGGCGACTATGTCCGTGCCAACAACGGCTTGATGGCTAAGATTATCAAGAAACGCGGAACAAGGGTCAATCCCGACAACGAGGACAGCTCGACATATTACATGTTCACCGCTACCGACGTTATCCACGGCGAAACCCTCGCAACCAAGGTCGAGATTCACAAGTCATACACCGAGATGTACGACACAATGAAGCTCTACTCTCTTGCAGGTCTAAAGATTTGCAACAGACACATGCCTGGTTACGACAAGGACGGTAAGGCTGACAACGAGGCTGGTGTGGACAAGATTTACTCGATGCTCAAGGATCCTGGTATCCAGAAGGGTCTCTTGAATAATGACTCGATCGACTTCCGCTACGTTGTAGATACTATGGCTTACGGTCTGAAGGCTAACTGCGGAGGCAAGGTACATCTTGCAGATCTCGCAAACACCAAGGGACACTGCACTGCTTTCATCAACGCTCCTTCGATGTCACAGTTTGCTGCATCCGACGCTCCTTTCTTCGGCGACAACTGGATGGATAAGACAGATCCGAGACCTGTATTCGACATCAAGTACATCCCAGAAGGCGGAAACCAGGATATGATCTACTCACCTGACACTGAGTCCTTCAGTCTTCCTGATGAAGAACATGGCGCAAACCATGTTGGAGTGTTCGCACCTTTCTTCAGATACACTGAAGGAAACAGATTCGTTCTCGTTCCTCCTGCAGCAGATGTCTGCAACACATTCATGAACAAATTCACTGGTGGCGATCCTTACAAGACCGTGGCCAACACTAACGGTGTCATTGACAACCCAGCCATCGCTGGTGTGGAGTTCGAGTTCGACGAGACCGACAGGGGCTACCTTGAGAACATGGGTATCAACCCAATCATCAATCGTGGTGGCACTATCATGATCTACGGTGACAGAACTGCTTACCAGACTGTGAACAGCGATCTCAGCTTCCTTCATGTCCGCGAGCTCCTGAACACCATCGAGATCAGCTGCAAGTCAGTCCTCGACGACTATGTGTTCACCTACAATATCCCGACTACAAGGGCTGAAATCGTGACGAGGATCAATCCTATCCTGTCTGCAATGCAGGATTCTGGTGCCCTCGTGAAGTACGAGATTGAATGTGACGACCTCAACAATGACAAGGATGTAATCGACAACAAGTTCTGCATCGTCGACATCGGCGTGTGGATCTCACAGAACATGGAGAAGATTGTTGTGCCGATTACCTTAAACCGTTCAACTACGGCTTAATTAAAACGAACAATAGATAAGAAATGCCAGATACACCAATTTCTTCGGTAGGAACTCTCGGTCTTCCTCACTTCAGGACATCAAGAGTGTCTCGCGAGCTCTACGAGCCAGTCTATCTTAACTTGTTCACTGTTGAGATCCAGCTTCCTTCGAAGCTCTCATATTCGACCAATGAAACCAACCTTCTCCTCGAAGGTGTTACAAGGGTCGGAGGTCTCGACACCAACAAGAATCCGGGAGTGTCTGAACTCCAGCACTACAAATACTCTGACAGGAGCTTCGCAGCTTCGGGCACACAGCAGACGTTCATCGACCTGCAGCTCGACTTCGAAATCAACGTCAGGGGCAGTGCTCAGGGTTCGCCAGACATGTACACTCTCAAGATGCTCCGCGCATGGAACGATCTGATTTGGGATCCCCTCACTGGTCGTCAGGGTTTGAAGGTCGACTATGTTGCACCTACCATGACAATCACGATGCACGACAAGATCAACCAACCATTTTGGCAGTGGATCTGCTACAACGTGTTCCCGACAACCAACCTCACCATCCCCGACCTTAACTACCAGAGCAAGACTCAGTTGTACAAGGTCACAGGCTTCACACTCAGATGTGACTGGTGGGATGAGGCGATGCTGTAATTCATTGAATATTAACAACTTAAAAGAGAAACGACTGATTAATTTCGGTCGTTTCTTTGTTTGTGTTGTGTCGAAAAAACAATTTCACTGAAATTACAGATAAATACAGAAAGACCATCGACTTCTATTAAATGGCGAACAACACCATAGAGATATTAACCAGTATAAACAAGCAGGTTTCGACAATTGCAAACTACCTTGCCCCGAAGAACGGAAACGGAAAGGAAGCCACAGCGAAGTTGTCTAAGGGAAACATTTCGACAACAGACGACATCGACAGCTCGAAATCGATCAAAGGGAATCTTAGTTCAAAAAGTCTCAACGAATTCATCAAGATAATCGGCGGACTTCCCGGTGCGGTTAAGGCTGTTGCTGGATTGTCTGGGAAGACGATGAATAAGTTTAAGTCGACTATGGAGACCATATCTAAAATTATGGTTGAGGTCGACAAAACAGGGAAAAACATAAACACAAAGAATTCTGAAAATTACATAAAGAATGTAAAAAGTCTTGCAGAAATAAACAAGAGTTCAGCGAAGAATGTGCTGATTGCTCCAGCTGCTTTACTCGGTGCAACACTGACATATCCAGTGATTATGATGTATGCTGGGATATTCAGTATGGTTGATGTGCTGATGAAAACCAAAGGACTGAGAACAC